ACTACTTCAAAAGCAAAGAGAAATGACCGTCCTTGAAGCTATCGAGCAACTGACCGCCGAGCGAAAAGAGAAAAGAATCGAGCCGCTGAACATTGTTTTTCGGAGTATCTACGACAAACTTTCGATCAGTTGGTTTGAGATGGTCGAAGAGCTCGAAAGGCTGAAAGAAGCAGGATTAATCCACATCGGGGATACGCCGAAAGACAGATACGCAAAACTATTAAAAACCAGATAATCATTTGAGGCAAAATGAAAGACAAATCGAGCACATGGTTAGGAAGCGCAAACGCATTCCCCTGCGAAGAGATGGTAAACTACGGTAAAGGGTATATGATGTGCGGGGGACTGAGCAAGCGCGAATACATGTCGTGCATAATCCTCTCGGGCTTAATAGCCGGCACTGATGCTGAATTTAACGACAAGGACGCCGTCGTAGATTATGCTGTAGACCTCGCAGATCGCCTGCTCGAAAGATTACAAAAAGATCAAGAAAGTTTGTAACCATCATAAACCTACCGCAATGAAAGTCGAAATCAACCAAACGATCAATCCGGAAATGGTAACCCTTTACAGCCATCGCACCGGTGAATTTATCGACGAAATCCCCGCTGAGAAGGTCAAAGACTTACAACACCTTTCAGGGGGGGGGTATTTCAGGTGACACGTAAGCAGATCAACAAGATTAAACGGGAAGCAAAACAGCAAGACAATGACATACCAGGAGTTTGAAGAGAAAAGATGGGGAAAAGGCGACCTGATCGTATTCAGGAAATATCGCCGGAAAGTGATCGGAGTCGATTTCGAAAGCGGCTGGATTCAAACGAGAACCCGGTACACGAGACGTAAGATTTGGGTGTATTACGGGGATTGCGAAACCGTCCCGTCCGGGGCACAGAATAACGAGAGATGACGCACGGCAGTTCGTTTTCAGGGATCGGAGGTTTTGACCTCGCCGCCGAATGGGTCGGATGGCAAAACCTTTTCAACTGCGAGATAGACCCTTTTTGTCAAACCGTACTAAAACACCACTTTCCAGATGCAGAACAATTCACAGACATACGAACGGCAGATTTTGCCAGGTACAAAGGCCGGATCGACGTGTTCACAGGAGGTTTTCCCTGCCAGCCGTTTTCAACAGCCGGAAAGCAAAAAGGAACCGAAGATGACCGCTATCTGTGGCCCGAAATGCTCGGAGTTATTCGGGTTGTTCGACCCCGTTGGGTCGTGGGCGAGAACGTTTACGGGATTGTTAGTTGGTCGGACGGGTTGGTATTCGAACAGGTGTGCGCTGACCTGGAAGCGGAAGGTTACGAAGTCCAGCCGTATGTACTTCCAGCTTGCGGTGTCGGCGCTCCACACCAAAGGTACCGGACATGGTTTGTTGCCCACCGTGCAGACGCAGGGATTGAAGATGTGCGAGAATGGAAAGACGAAATTTTATCCGGTGGAGATATTGCCGACACCCAATGCCTCGGAAGCGGACAAGTACACCAAAACATACAATCCGGACAGCCAAATGGGAAGAGGATTGACGGCGTTAGCGGTGAGCGGGATGATTCCTACGCCGAGAGCCGGGGACTATCAATCGCCGGGGAGACACGGTACCGGAGGACAAGATTTGCGGACTACGATAGCATCCCAAACTGGCGAAACTTCCCAACTCAATCCCCTGTTTGTAGCCGAGATGATGGGCTTTCCTGCGGATTGGACGGAATTACCTTTTCGAAGTGGAGAACAGAAAGCATCAAAGCCTACGGAAACGCCGTAGTTCCCCAAGTGGTATTACAGATTTTTGAAACGATCAACGAGTATGAAGCCCTATCGAGGGCAGAAAGGAGCGGGAGATGAAAAGCAAACGAGCAAAGGAATACGTCAAAACTATCAAGCTAAACAAGGCGAATGTCGACTACTGTTTAGAACATGGAAGGGTTAATGGTTTTCTTTTGATAGATATTGAAAATGCCGTCGAGCTTGCCGAGCGGGACGCAGAAGAGGAGATCGAAGATAAATGCAAAGGATTCGTAGAAATACTCGAAACATTACAGGAGGAACACGAACAACAGATTGAGGCATTGAAAAAGCGAGCGGTATGCGCGTTCGACAGTCTGGATTTTACGGAATTTATGACGGCTGAATGTGTGCAGGATTTTGATAACGTTAAGTGCAGATTACGAGGATTATTCCTTCAAATACTCAAAGAGCGATGACCTTCACTACCCCCTGCTTTGTTCGGGTTGAGAATCCAGAGAAGCGAAAAGAGTTGATCAAGTGGCTGAAAGGGATTGGATATACTCACTTCCCATTTATACACGATAGTTGTTTGATAGCTACCGATTCAGACGGTAGAATATGGCTTACCGATGCAAATAGGGGCGGGGCTTACGATTGTCAAACTGATACTGATTTATTCAAAGCCCTGGCGGCGATGAATGACGAGAACGACCGGGAACAGTGGTTTACGGATGGGTATCACTTTGAGTTGTGCCCAACAAATAAAGCAGATATGGTCGCGTGGCATATGGTGTATAGGACAAAACCCCGCAAAGCTACCGCCGAAGAGATTGTCGAATACTTCAAGAATAAAGAGCGATGAAAACACTTGAACTGAAAGATATTTGCGGCTATCTGCCGTATGGGTTAATGCAAAAGCATTACAATGATGTTTGCTCTTTCACTATTGCGACTCAGTCATGTATGGGTAAAGATGTGTTTCACGAAATGCCCATCAGATTTGGAAAGCCCATCCTTCGCCCGATGTTCGACCTCACCGAAGAGATAACCCACAGAGGGGAAAAGTTTGTGCCGCTTGATGTCTTTAATGATAGAGGGCATTTCATAGAATTTGACGCAGCCGGTTTGCTTTATACAGTAGGAGGCTGTATGGATTCCGATTGGCTTATGGTGTTCGACAAATTCCATGAATGGATGTTCGACTACCGGGGCCTGATTTCCGCCGGACTGGCAATCGACGTGAACACCTTACCTGAAAATCCTTACGAGCGATGAAAACACCCCAAGAAGCGGCCAGAGAGTACGCGCACGATCATATTGCAGAGCGCTGCAAAAGTACTAATTGCAAAGAGTTTGATTGTCGGCCTTTTGACAGAAATGTAGCAGGGTATCACACCAGGTGTCGGGCCCGCTATCAGGAGTATCGGGATGGTTTCCTTGCCGGTGACGCTTTCGGCTACCGCAGGGGCATGGAAAAGGCCTATCGGTGGATCAGCGTGGAGGATGAATTGCCGGAACCCGGTGAGCCTTACGACGAAAAATATTACTCGGTCAAATGCCCTCTTTTTTCCGAATCCGGTTATGCTTTTGCCGAATTTGGCCGAGATGGTTGCTGGGTAGAAGATTCAACAGGGCGCGATATTACCCAATATGTCACTCACTGGCGTCCCATCGAACGAGTAAAGGAGTAAGAAGATGAAGATAAAGATGAAGATTTACGATAAAGAGCGTCGGTGTATTTATGATACAGCGGTTTCTATTGCTCGATGTTTTGGAGACTATGTTGGAAGATGTAGCCCTCCTGGATTTAGCGACTGTGATTTCACCCCGCAACCTGATCGATATGAACCCATAATATGCACTTTTTACAAAGATAGAAGCGGCCAAGAATTATGGAGTGGCGACCTTGTCCGGGTGCAACATCCCACTGCGGAGCCAAGCGTTACTGTGGAGTGCGTGATAGAATATTCGGAGTATGATGCTGCGTTCGTGTTTGTACCTCGCGAGAATCCAGAGTCCACCTATCCTCTCTTCGGAATGGATAGCGAGCTTATCGAACGAGTGGGAAGTATTTATGAAAAAACAGAGCGATGAAAGAGGTGGCTTTAGGAATACGTTGGGATGAGCTTTTCGGCAGGAGTAAAAAAGATGCTTCTGATGTCACCCGCAGGGCGAGGTGGGAGCAATGGAAAGACCTATGCCTAAAGAGCGATCATCCCGAGATGGTTGAATGGTGGGGCGAGGGCTCAATGGCTGACGACTGTTTTTCCTGTGAGCACAAAGATGGTGATTGGTGTTCTCTGCAATCTTTACCATGTACGGTGAATCCGGTAACGACTTTCTCATTAGGAGATATTGGGATGGCTTGCAGAGGAATTGGATTCAAACCAAAGCAAACTAAATTGGAATTTTAACCCGCCTTCGGGCATAACAGGAGAAGAAGATGAGCACAACAGTCAAAATGTGGGCGGTGTTTGATCCGGAAGGGGATTTGATTGTCTGGACTACACGCACTCAAATTTACAATAGTCAAGAGTCTTTTTTAAAAAATGCATTTTGGCCTTTTGGTGGACATATACATTCCATTGATTGGCCTAAGTATGAGAAACAAGGTTACACCTGCCGCCATGTGAGGGTGACGATTGAAGAGATAAAAAATGAGAAGAAATGAAAAAGCGGATAGTATTTAAAGACAGTACAGAATATCCTGAAATATCGCTTTCCACCTGCCCGGATGGTTATAACTACATACTTACCATAACATCATGTAACAAAGACAGTGTTTGGTTATGCCCTCAAGACTTTCGGGAGTTTTTGGATGAGTGTCAACGGTTTTATGATGAAAACGAGAAACGTAAAAACGAACTGCCGAAAGGCGAAAAATAAAACGGAGGGTGTCCGCCTCACCCTCCTACTACTAACCCAAACCCAAAGCCAATATGAAATTTGGTAATGCAAAAATAACAAAAACCTGAAATATGAAAAGAACCTTACTTTATTTTCTTCTTGCCTTTATAGCCGTGATTCTTGCCGCCTGTGAGCTCAACAAGACCAAGCCGGGCAAGATCATCTTCGACCGTGTCCCCTTCGTCTATGCCACGATAAACGGCCAAAGGGAGCTATTCTTAATAGATACCGGAGCGTCTACCTCCATGCTGGATAAAAAGCTCTGTGACGAAGTGAAAATCTACTACATGGCTACCGGCTTAGAGGTAATCGGCGTAGACGGAACCTCGATCCCGTTAAAGACTACCGGAAGAATCCCGTTCACGCTCGACAGCATCCCGTATTCGGCCAGCTTCGCGGTACAGGACATGACCAGTCTACGACGAGCTACCGGAAAGAATGTAAGAGGATTGATCGGCTCGGATGTGCTGGGATTTTACCGGTTGACGGTGGATTTTAACAAATGTGAGTTGAGATGATTACTGAGGCTATCATTAATGAAGTTGCCCGAAAGATTGAAGCGGTAACCGGATTTTCCCTCGAAGAGATTAGGAGTAAAAGCAGATACTATCCACTCGTTCGGGCCAGGGTTATTCTCGCATACGAATTAAGGCGGCAGAACCTAACGTATATCGAAATAGCTAACGCGATAAACAGGAATCATTCAACATTGACGCATTATCTTACAGCCTATAGGGATAAATACGATGCCGATCCCGTATTTCGCAAGATGGCAAATTGTTCTAAAGGTAGACAAACCCTATAAGGGAAACAGTAATAAATGCGGTTGAAATTGGACTAAAAGTAGAATTGTCTAATGAAGGCGGTCAGAGCAAGAATTAAAAAATACAAAAAGTAGTCGGATGGGTATAAGTTTTGATAATTACGTGTCTGAACGATACGATGATTGGGTAGCTTACACAGAGGCATTATGCCTAAAATACGGGGTGAAACTGGAAGCGCGGGAGGTCGTAAACGAATCCTTCCGCGTACTACTTGAGCGCAACGGGTCCAAACTCGACCGGCTGATGACCGCAAGACCGGGGCGTAAACCGGTAGCCGAATTTATGATGAAGCGAATTATCCGATTTCGTGTGTCATCCCCTCGATCGAGCATTCGGTATAGGCCAGGTCAAAAATTCACGTCCGAATCTTCGGAAGAAACATCGGAAACATTCTCCGATATGAATGTAGATTATTCAGATTTTATGCAGTCTATTTTGGAGCAGGTACCGTTTACCGATCTCGAACGGCGAATCTTCGTGTGGGTTGCTGTCGAAGGGAAACGGCTGGACGACTGGCCTGGAGAGGAAAGCCGTAGAAACCTGTTTTACAAACAGCGAAGCGCAATTTTGAAAGTACGGCTATTCCTAAGCCGCCAAAAACTTATGCCCTAAAAACTTATATCGGAATCCCAAAAACTTATACGGGCTCCCAAAAAACTTACACCGGGTTGCCCGAAAGGGTCTGCAAAAAACTTATACGGGGTTCCGACTTCGACGCGGTCGATGTCTCCCGATTCAAACAAATTCCGTGCTTTATCGAGGCTCAAAGCATCGATCCGATCCGTTTTTCCATTCATGGCAATAGTTTATTTTAGGTTTCCCTAAAAACTTATATCCCAAAAACTTATAGTCACTTATCGAAATGTATACGTATGGGTTTCCCGCAATGCGGGCACACGCCCGTAGGAGATTCATCCGCTGGACGTTCGAATAGGTCTACTACCTGAACCCCAAGAGCGGCGGCGATGGCTTGCAACTTCGATAACGTGGGGTTACCGCTCAAATTGGCATAAAGCGTCTGATAGGTCACGCCCAATTTTTCCGCAAGGTCTTTCATGGAAACACCTTTGCTTTTACAAAGCTCCTGTACTCTTAACATATTCAAATCATATTCTAATGCAAAAGTACATGAAATTTCCGAACATAATAATATGTAAGCACGAAAATATATGAAAATAATTTGAAAAACATTTGTATAATTCAAAATATAGTCATATATTTGCATTGTAAACATATGAATAAAGTGCGAATATCAACTAAAAACCATACAACTATGAGATTCTTTAAAACCGCAGAAGGGTGTTTCAACTACATCAAACGTAACGAGAACACAGGAAAAGAGAAAGAAGTAAACGGTATTGTAATGTTTGGCATGGGAATATACGCCTATAGCGATGTATGTACGTTCGCCGGGGTTTCCGACCGGTCGAAAACGCAGGAGTGTTTTTACCACTTTGCCAATGACATGGAAATACTCAAGCTGTTAAACTATTTGTTACGCACGGACGGATATTTGGAAATTAATTAAAATCATACAACTATGAAAGCCCTAACGAATCCGATTAGCTACACCACAGCACAAAGAGAAAGACTACTTAGAGATTGGCAAAATATCGCTAATGAAGGCGGCCTCTTCACTTTTGGAGACGGTTATATAACTTTCATGGCCTCAGAACTCGCAACTCTACGCTTATACAAGCATTATGCGTGTGACACAACGCGCATTAGTCAAGGGTATAGCAGCAATTTGAACGCTTACTACTTTACCCTCGAATTTTAGTCGTTCGGGCGATTATAAATAGCCCTTTAAGCCAGAATATTGGCGACAGTCATACTACTGGCGGTAATAAAACAAACCTATTACAAAGAATTATGACCACACAAGCACAGACCAGTATAGAATATATTTTTGGCAAAAACAGGTATAACCACCCGATAATGTATACACGTAAAATCGGGACAATAAAATACACTTGTGGTTACCCGTATAGCCTGCATGGCTGGACAGAACTTGAGCGCGGCAAAACAATCGGCGGCCCCTGCCTGATTAAGTTTTATAACTCCCTTAGAGCAAAATACGCCGATCAATTGACTGATATTAACATGGATAAATAAAAATTACAAAATATCCGATTTTTCTCACATCACTACGCACGCGCGCAAAGAAATCCGGCTTTTGTCGGATTTTTTTTTGTTTTCGGTTTGCACTTTTCCCCGGCTCATTCTCTTAGTAAGAAAGTACCGTTATGGAAAAACGTAAAAGAGGGCGCCCCCGAAAATTTAAAAAACCGGCGCAATTGCTCGAAGCGGCCGAACAATATTTTGACTGGTGCGATAGAAATCCGTGGTACAAATGCGAAAAGACCAAAGACGGCGATATTATCGGAGTGCCTATACAACGGCCTTACTCGATTGTAGGTTTTTGTGTGTTTCTGGGTTGTTCGGAGCGTTTTTGGTGGGATTTGAAAAATACTGCACCCCCCGAATTTGGGGAAACCATAAACAAAATTACTTCGAGGATCGAGGGCCAACAGTTCGAAGGTGCGACGGTCGGCGTATTTAACGCCAATATCATTGCCCGCAAGCTGGGTTTGGTTGACAAAAAGGATGTGACGACCAACGGCCAGAACGTAACCGCGTCCCCCTTGAACGATTTACCCACGGAGGCGCTATTGGAAATCGAGCAAATAGCTAAAAAGTATGGCAAATAGCGAACAAAGTTCCTTTACCGATCTCCGGTATTTATCCGAGGTGATCGCCCGAAAGAATTTCGAGCGGTTCGCCTTGTACGTAATGCCGTCTTTGGAGCTATCGCCGTTCCATCGGGCTTATTACCAGGCTTTGGAACTGTTTGCCCGTGGTGCGATTAAAAAACTGATTGTAACGGTACCGCCCCAGCATGGCAAATCGCTCGGATCGTCGCAGCTTCTCCCGGCCTACCTATTAGGGCTGAACCCGGAATTAAAAATCGCCCTCGCTTCATACGCATTCACGCTGGCAACGAAATTCAACAAACGGGTACAGCGCGTTATTTCGGATGCGGCATATCAAAATTTATTCCCTGACACATGCCTCAAATCGGGCTCCCGGCAAGCGGCCGCAGGATCGTACCTACAAACCTCGGAAGAGTTCGAAATTGTCGGTTACGGCGGATCGTTCCAGTCGGTCGGAAGGGGTGGCGGTCTGACGGGTAACAAGGTAGATATAGCGATATTGGACGACTTGTACAAAGATGCGGCGGAGGGAAACAGCCCGACCGTACGGGAAAGCGTTTGGGAGTGGTACACGTCAGCCGTTAAAACCCGTCTGCATAACGGATCGCAGGAACTTATCGTTTTCACCCGCTGGCATGAGGAGGATTTGATCGGCATACTGGAGGACAAAGAGGGCGTGCGGGTGCTCGGTTCTTTTTCAGAGATTGACCCCGATTACACAGGTTGGTATAAACTCAACTTTGAAGCGATCAAAGAGAGCGAACCCACCGAGATCGACCCGCGCCGTTACGGTGCCCCGCTTTGGCCGGAGCGTCACAGCCTCGAAAGCCTGGAGCAGCGGCGCGCGCTCGATCCATTCCGCTTTGACTGCATGTACCAGGGGCACCCGTCGTCCAAAGAGGGCCTTTTGTACGGTGATAACTTCAAAACCTATGACACCCCGACCGGCTCGGACGAAATCATCCGGAAAGCCAATTACACCGATACCGCGGACACCGGCACGGATTACCTGTGCTCGATCTGCTACGACGTGCTGAAAGGGGGGCAAATCAACATTACCGACGTACTATACACGCAGGCGCCAATGGAGGAAACCGAACCGGCCACCGCGCAAATGTTACTTCGTAACGGCACCCGTGCGGCACTGATTGAAAGCAACAACGGCGGGCGCGGGTTTGCCCGGAACGTGCAACGCAAAGCCACGGCGGTACATGTTGAGTGGTTCCACCAATCAGGTAACAAGGAATCCCGCATTCTGACCAATTCCGCCACGGTACTGCAAAATATCCGTTTCCCGGAAGGCTGGCGCCTGCGTTGGCCGGAGTTGTACGCGCACCTCACCACCTACAAACGATTATTCAAAGCAAACAAGAACGACGATGCACCGGACGCACTGACCGGGATCGTCGAAAAGGAGATCATCAATAAAAACAACCGGATTCTATACATGGGATAGGATCGTAAAACTTACAATTATGGCAAGACCAAAAAGAGACCAGAACGCCGCAGCCGTGGCGGATTATCAGGAACCGAAAGACACCCGCACGCCGTATCAAATCCTGCTCGACCTGCTCAACGCGGCGGAAAGCACCGCCGGGGAGATCGTAAAATCCCAGATCGCCGCCGGTGGGCCGATCATCCGCATGCGCCGCATTCAGGGTGAAATACACAAGCTCATCAAAGAGGCTAAAGTCTATGTTTAGTTTCGCTATCGATCACGAAACATACTCCTGCCCGACCCGGTGGCAGGAGTTACCTGTTTCCGACGCCGTGAAATTGCAGGCGCTCGTGAAGGAACTACCGGATGCGGTGGCGGATCATTTCCGTTCATTGGTCGGCCCGGCGGAAGAAGTTACCCCGGTTCAGGGGGATGACGTAGGGGCCTTGCTCGACTTCTGGCGCAAGGCACTGCACGCGCTATCCGGATGCCCGTTGCCGGTACTCGACAAAACCGCCGATACGGATGTACACGCGCTCGGGGAACACTGCCTGACGCTGTTCGTGTTTTCGTTACTGGCGGCTCCCTTGTACCACTCGGAGGGGATCGAAGCCTTCAATACGAACGGGGAACGGTTGGTTATTCCCGCAACCGGCACCGACGCGCTGGGTAATGCAGTGCCGCTGGAAAGAATTACGGCAAAGGAGTTTTGCGATGCGTCGGATATTACCGCTACCGGAGATTTGACCCTCGCGCCGCTGCTGTTGGCCGTTTTGTGCCGCCCGGACGGGGAACCATACGACGAGGAGGGAGCCAAAACCCGCGCCCGAAAGATGGGAGACGTGCCGATGAGCATTTATCTGGAAGTATACACCCGCCTGATGGAAATGCACGCCTATCTGAGAGGGGAATTTCCGAAACTCTACGGATCGGACAAAGGCGGGGATAAATCGAGCGACGATCCCTACACATGGAGCGACAAACTGCTGTTCGTGGCGGACGACAAACCCAGCGAACTGCCGTATGCAGAGGGGCTGAATGCCTATGAATTTGTCCGCATACTGGACGCGAAACTCAAACGGGAGAAACAGAAATGGGAGATAGTAGCGGCGACCAGAGGATTTTAAAATGGCGGGCATGCGTGGCCCTGCTCGACATGCTCTACAACCGGGAATGCCGGTGCGACCGGGCCAAATGTGCCGGGCATTTCGAGTACCTGCGCCGGTTGAAATTCGAATACGAGTGTAAAATCGAAGAATATGAGGAAGAAATTAATAGAGGCGATCAAAGCGGCATTTCTCAGTGAGGGATACGGATTCTTTCAGGGGTTCGCAGACAAAATACAGGGCAGCGAATTGACCCTGCCCGCGCTGTGGCTTACACCGATTGAGGTGGCCGGGATGAGCGGACGTAACGACGGCAAAGTGACCTACAAAATCGTCCTGTACCTGTTCGTGCAGAACGAACAGTACGACGAGCAGCAGAAAGAGGAAAAATGGGAGGAACTGGAACGCATCGCGCGCAAAGGGATCGCTACGCTTCCGATGATCTCCGATGTCATTTCCACCGACAAAGTGACGATCAAACCGGACGAGTTCGCATTCACCTCGTTCGGGGAGCTTTCCCAGACGGTAACCTTCCTCGCTGACGTGTATTTCTGCAATGAGTAAGCCCCTCGACATACTTGACCAGTTGGCCGAACACCTGAAAAAAGCCTTGCAAACGGAGCTTTCAGTACGGATGCGCGTAGCCTCCGGGACACTGATAAACAGCATCGAGGCCGTGGTAAAAGAGACTATGAGCGGTTTCGAGATCGTCGGTTCGGCGGTCTATTACGCGAAGTATGTAGAGAACGGGCGCCGGGCCGGGGCGAAAGGGGTACCTATTGAAGCGCTAATCGAGTGGATCAGGATAAAGCGGATTGTGATAGAGGGTCGCAGCGAACGTTCTACGGCTTTTATGTTCCAGAGCTCGATCCGTCGCAAAGGAATCGCCCCGGCATTGTTTATCACGCGCACCCTGCAAAACCAGGAAAGCACAATCGACCGGAGTATTCACGCGGCATGCGGGGAATTGGTCAACTACCACATCGAAACCATGTTTAACGAAATCAAACAAGCAGCATGATAGACCTGACAGCAAAACCGGAGAAATTCAGCAGCGTATATCGTCCGGTAATATATACCCTGACCAAAACCGGCACGGAGAAAGAGACCGTGCAGATTCTCGACGGATCGACGGTACTCGGAATGAAACAATTTGTGACCGCGGGCAGGATCGCGGTAAACGTATCGGAATATTACCGTAACCTGATCGAAACGGCACCGGTGATCGATGACAGCCTCTCGTTTGTCCATGCCGTGAAACGGACGGTAACGGCCCGGATCGACGTGACGGCGGATTCCTCGGTGCTGCTCACTTCGGGGATTACCGATCTTGCTTTGTCCACCCTGCTGTCGAATGCGCCGGGGCCGCGGATACTCCGACCCGGAGAATGGGACGAATTGAGCTATCTGGTAGATGAACAGGTATTGGCCGGGGCAATTATCGTCACGATGAAAAACGGGCAGGAAATCACCCTGCAAATGCCTAATTCGTCTATCGACGGAGTGGCCGTACTGGTGGTGCATTACGATTCCATCGCCGAGGCGGTGCGGCTCAAAGGTGCCGATCCCGCGGGTATGGCCGGAATCAGGGTAAAACCCACACTCGGGTGTTACGACCTGCCGGAAGTGGAGTACCGGATTGTTCGCTCCGGGTGCGGTGTCCGTATCGCGTGGTGGAACCGCCAGGGCGGGATCGACTATTATACGTTCCGCTCCGACCTCGATAAAAGTTATACCACCGAACGCACGAAGATCAAAACGGCGGAAGGCTGGCGGACGGTTTCCTCGGAAGTGGAGGACGAACGCAATATCTCTTCCGGGGGGCTTCCGGGTTTCATGCTCGAATGGCTGGGCGAGATCGTCAGTGCGCCGAAAGTGTGGCTGATTGACGGAGACCAGGCTATTCCCATCGACATTACCTCGGACGTGATTACGACATTCGACCAGGCGGAGATGCCGCAGCTTGAGTTAACCTTCCGATCCATCGACACCGAAAAAATGCAAACGACATGATCGACCTGTACATAGACGGCAAACGCCTCGATACGGATCAGCAGACCGACGCCGCAATTACGCTCTCCATCGGGAGCGTGGAAGATCCCTCCCAGAGTCTGACGGCCTTTTCAAAGTCTATCGAAGTCCCGGCCACCGCCCGCAACAAAGAGATCATGCAGTTCGCCGATCAGCTTCACGGGGTCGAGCAGTTCAACAACGCCAAACACCCGGCCCGGCTGGAGGCCGGGGGCGTGGTGGTGATGACCGGCACCGCACAAATCACGAAGGTAACGGTAAACAACCTGCTGAACGCCTCATACGAAGTGAACCTGATCGGCGCGGAGTACGAATGGGCGAAAAAGGCCGCCGAAGCGAAACTCAACGAAACGGACGGATTAGGTAGCTGGGTATTCTCTGCCGCCACGATCAAAAGCCTGTTGGAATCCACTGGCGGGGTTTATCTGTTTCCGGTCTACCGGGGACAGTACGTGCGCCGGATCAACGACGAGAACACAGACAAGAAGAGCGGCACGAGCGGAACGTTTGTTCCCCGGCCCTATACCACGCTGGCCGACTACCTGCCTTTCTTCAACGTACGGCTGCTCATGGAGAAGATCATCGGCCAGTACGGGTACTCGATCCGTTCGGATTTCTTTGAAAATAACGCGCTTTTCGGACGTTTGGTCGTGGCCGGGGAGTGGGAAGAGTACGACACTTCGGAACTGGAGGAAAAATACGACTTCCTCGCGGGTAAGTTCGCATCCGGAGAGCCTTATTTCATCGTGACGAACCAACGCTATGAGTTCGGATTTAATGAAATCGGACGTATCGTAGACACTGTTAGGCCGGAGGAGGAATCCGCCGACGAAGAGGTGCTGGAGGATGTGTACGACAAGGGAGGGTGCGTAATATTCCCTGCTGTCACCGAGCCGGTATTCATGGCTAAGGAGGACATGGTGATAGGCTTCGAGTACAATCTCGAATATGTCACCGGGATCAGCACCGAGTACGCCGCCGAAGGTGATAAATACGGCAAACTGATCTGGTTTGACACTGTGGACGGGGAAGCGGTGCCGGAAGAGTGTATCGAGGCCGACCGCACGGACATATCGAAAAACACCCCGCAGGGCGAATACATGTATATCTACCGGCTGACGAAGGGGACTATCAACGACGACAAGCACTATATCCGGTTCCGGCATAACAAGGACGGAGAGTACGATGAAAACGGCGAATACGACGAGACATACGTTAAGATCGGCCAAAGCGGCTCTTTCGTCTGTACGGTCAACGTGTCAAGTACCGCCGAAGTATTTATCGGGGAGCCGAACCCGATTTTCCCGTCCCGGATGGTCTGGAAAAAGACGAATATGGAGATCGAGATGTTCGCCCTCGACAATTCGGCCACGATCAAACTGAAATATATCGTAGAGCCGAGGTTTTTGAGTGCCGGGGAGACAATGACGATCAAAACACCGGTATTCTCCAGTTCCAACGCGCCGAATATGGCCGACGGAAAAACGCCGTATATCCAACTGGCCCTGACGAATAACACGACGGTCAAGGCGTATTTCTGTAAGCGGCCCGGCTACGGTACGGCCCTCAGTGCGAAAAACATGCTCCAATCGGGTATTACGCAGATGGATTTCATCAGCGCCGTAAAACAGATGTTCGACCTGATGTTCTACACCAACGCCGAGACCAAAGAGGTGTATATCGAGCCGCGGGAGGCATTCTACACCTCTACGCCGATAGACTGGCGGGGGCGGATGGACTACTCGCAGGAGATCGAGGTCGAGGACGCGGGAAACGATATTGGAAAGACGGTGGTGCTCGGCTATCAGACCGACGATGTGATAGAGCGGCACAACGAAGAGACCGGAACCGAGTTAGGCACCTACAAAGAAGATATTTTGAAGTACCATGCCGAGGACGAAGAGGATTTGACCAATCCGCAATTCGTAGCGACTACCGTAGTGGAGGAAAAAATCCCGGGTGCGGCGGCTATTTCGCTGATCGACTTCTCCCCGGAAGATGACGAGCCGTCCGACCCGTGGGAATTGGATTTGGATTCTTCGATGAAGGTGTGCGAATACCTCGGAATGACAGACCTGCCGGAAGGGCAAAGCCTTCTTATCCGCGATAAGGGCGTGAATACGGCGATTAATGCGTTTCCGGAGGTGTCGTTTGACAACCTGCATTTCGAGGGCGCAAACGGCCTGAAATCCTACTATGCGAAAACGATAGAATCGTACAACTACGGTAAGCGGATCACCGCGCAGGTGAAGCTATCCCCGGCGGACGTGGAAAACCTCATGCTGCCGAACGATCTGCGGCGGGATTTCCGCGCACTGTATCGCCTCAGTATCGGCGGGGAGGATGTCTATTGCCGCCTGGAAGAGGTCAACGACTACGACCCGGCCAGCGCCGAGCCGACAGAATGCGTGTTTTTGAAAGAAAATTAACTTAAAAATCAATATTATGGCTGAGAATGAACAAGTTTTTAGGATAGTTGTAGACTATAAAACTGCCTACGAGGAATTGGAACGCGTCAAAGAGAAGCTAAAAGCGGCTCAATCAGAAACGCGAAACCTGACAGTCAAACAACAGGAACTTAACGAACAGTTCAAACAGGGGGTTATTTCCGAGCAAGAGTATCAATCGGCATCGGAAGCACTCAGACAAAAGCTCATCGCCAACCGGAAAGAGGTTACCGCTTTGACCGAAGAGCGCAGAAAAGCTATGCAGATCGAAAAAAGCATGGCTTTGGCCGAAATGTCAGAGACTAACTCACTGATCCAGTTAAGGGAGACTTTAAAAACCCTTACAAAGCAATTTGACGCGCTCGGTGAGGCCAAGCAAAAATCGGCCAAGGGGGTACAACTTCAAAAAGAAATAGACGGGCTCAATAAGAAAATCCTTGAACTCGAAATGTCTACCGGTCGTTTCGGACGAAACGTCGGTAACTATGCAAGCGGATTCAATCCCCTAAATTTTCAGGTGCAGCAGCTGACGCGCGAATTACCATCCCTGACTATGAGCCTGCAACAATTTTTCCTCGCTATTTCGAACAACCTACCGATGTTCGCTGACGAATTACAGCGGGCAGCGGCGGCCAACGCGAAATTAAAGGCTGAGGGGCATGCAACAATACCGGTGTGGAGGCAGGTACTTTCCGCACTCGGTTCGTGGCAAACCATGCTCGTTGTGGGGATCACCCTGCTTACTGCTTACGGTAAAGAGATCGGAGAATGGGTTGCAGAGTTGTTTAAGGGCAAAAAACAACTCAATGCGGCTGCCGAAGCACAGAAAATATACAACGCTACGATGACTCAGGGATTGGCTGATTCAGAAAAGACTGTTACTAGTCTAAGGATTTTGTATGATATTACCCAAAACCAAACAATTGCGATGGATAAAAGGCGACAAGCGGCTGAGAAACTGCAAAAGCTGTATCCGTCGTATCTCGGAAATTTAACAACCGAACAAATTATTACAGGGAAAGCGGCCCAAGCATACGAAAGACTGGCAGAAGCAATTATCCGGGCCGCAAGAGCACGCGCAGCTGAGGATAAAATTGCTGATATCTCTTCTAAACTTGACACCGTTACAGATAGCGAAGCGTACAAAACATATCAACAGGCAAGTAAACTTTTAGCCAGATTACAATCTCAACAGGAGGGTGCATTAGCCATAGGGGATATGCAAGAAGTGGAACGCTTGAATAAACTAATTGCGGCTACTCGTAAGATATACGAGGAAAATGAAAATGAAGCCCGGGTATTGATAGAAAATATTTTTGATACAGAGGTGGAGGAAAGCTCTACTGCGATTAAAGATATTGCAACCCTGACCGCTCGCGAGAATAATAGCCAAGTTGATCGCTTTGTACAAGCACAAATGCAGGCTATCGATAGATTAGGGGCAAGAGCCGCAGAGCATTATACATTTTCTGATCCATCGGATGATCAGAGAGATACAGAGGCCGCCGCACGCGAAGCCTTAAAAGCCGCTAAAGAGGCCGCTGACCAAAGAAAAAAGATCGAGGACGACACGATCAAGTACATGCGAGAGGGCCGGGAAAAAGACCTTGCCGATCAGAAGTTAAAGTATCAACGTGCACGCGAAGAGTACAAAGGAAATTCCGAAAAATTACAAGAGCTTGAGGAATGGAATCGTAATCAAATCCTTGAAATCAATGAAAAGTGGGATGAAAAGGAAATCCGACATGGCTTAGATACGCAGAAATTTCGAGTATCACTTATGGAGGACGGCACGGCCAAACAGTTGGCATTACTTGAAATTGAGCATGCCGAAAAATTGATGAAGGCCAAGAAAAACGGCACGGATTTGCTCGAAATCGATAAGTGGTATAAAAAAGAACAGGAAAAAATACTGGCCGCTTCACCACACGGGGAACGCATTAAAGCCGACGCCCAGGCTGCGGCGAACTACCATAAAGAAATCGCCCGGATCGAAAGTCTAAAAATTAAAGAAAAAGAAAAAGATTATCTGAAAGCAAAAGCCGAAAATGACCTAGAGAAAACAAAAATATTGAACCACAAAGCCGAAATCGACCGCTTATACAGTCTTGGAAAAATCACCGTGGACGAATACAATAAAATGTCAGCGGAGATCGGTGTTGATTTGGCTAATAATGAGAATAAAGGCAATGAGCTAGAAGACCCCAAAAACCCGAAACTAAAAAAGGTAGGCAGTTTCTTTGCAAGATTATTCGGTTATGATCCAGACGATAAAGACGACCGTAAGGAGTTCAAACAAAAACGAAAGGAACTGATAGACCAGGCCGCTGATACCGCCCGCGAAATCGGACAGGCCGTAATCGACATTCAGACTGAAATTTCACAGCGCCGATTGAAACTTGAGCAGGAACGGATCGACGCAGAACGGGATTCAGAGTTGAAATCGCTTGAACTGCGGTATAACAAGGGGCTGATGTCCGAGAAAGCCTATAACAAAGCTGTCGAGGCAACCAATGCCGAAGCCGACCGGAAAAAAGAAGAGGCCGAACGCGCTGCATTCGAGCGGGAAAAACGGCTGAAAATTATGGGCATTGCCATCGATACGGCTGCCGGTATCACAAAAGTATGGTCAGAAACTGGCCTTACGGGCTGGAAATTAGCTATGGCTGTCGCACAAACAGCCTTCCTGACGGCAAACGGTATCGCTCAAACGGCTGTAATTTCTAGTCAACAATTCGCCAAAGGAGGTATCGTACCTATCGGAAACGGCAAAAACGGCGTTTCAATGGGGATGTTGCAAGGCCCATCACATTCGCAGGGGGGAATCCCGTTGATGGTGAACGGACAGCCTGTAAATGCAGAGGTGGAAGGCGGCGAAATCCTCGCGGTAATTAACAAGCGATCAGCCGCTCAGTATCTTCCTCTATTTTCGGCGATCAACGCGACAAACGGCGTGAAGTTCGAGAACGGCGGGGTTATTGGCTCCGGATGGTCATTGCCGACACCAGCACCACTGCCGCCCAGCAACGGGCAACTCATCGCCCAGCTGAATGCTTCTATTCAAGCTATGCGAATCGATTTCAATAATGGTATCGCCCGCTCAACGAAAGCCACATTGGAGCGGGTGGACAACATCAAAGTCCATGTAGTCGAAAAGGACATTACCAAAACACAGAAAAAAGTTGCAAGTATCAGGGCCAAAGCGACTATAATTGGAGGAAAATGATTACATTAGCAGTATAAACTAATTGCATTTGATTATGAAACGTCTTTTCCAAATTTGTTTGTTTGCCATAGTTTTTACAGCTTGTAATTCTTCTGCGAACCAAGAAAAAAAACAACAGTGGGAGCGGGATGCAGAATATTTTAACGCAATTGAACAAGCTGAAAACAGTCCTCAAATTGAGAAAAACTTATTTTTAGGGTTTAAATTTGGGATGACTCCCAATGAGGTGAAACAGCATATAAATAAATTGCGTCAAGAGAAAAAAATACACGTTGATCAATTCGGAGATTATTATTATATTTTCCATACCAATCATGGTGATGCAAAAATGACTTTTTCACCGGCTTATTATAATGATTCTTTGTACCGCATGCAATATGGTTTTACGGGTATGCCGGGCGCGGTCTGTATTGTAACTGCCAAAGATTTATTTGATAAAGCTAATCTTGGGTATAAATCTTACACATACCAAATAGAAGGGTTTAGGCCGGAATTATATCGGATCAAAGACAATGTAATCGTAATGTTTGATTTTGATCTTGCGCGTATGACATACACAAATGCTCCTATTACGAAACAAATCGAGGCTAAGAATAAGCGTAAAACAAATGAAACATTGTTGGATTTTTAATAGCGGATATCTATTACAGGCCCCTTCAAAGGGGCCTGTTTTTCATTCCAACATCAAAGTCCACGTAGTCGAAAAAGATATTACCAAAACACAGAAAAAAGTTGCAAGTATCAGAGCGAAAGCAACCATAATCGGGGGGAAATGATTACATTAGCAGTATAAACTAATTGCATTTGATTATGGAAGGCATTACCCTTTTGGTTAGCATCATTCTCATTGTTTTCGGAGTTCTGCAAATCATCCTGTTCTTCAAACTGTGGGGAATGACGAATGATGTGAAGAAAATGAAAAAGCATTTTCTGCCGAGCGATAGCAATAATTATTCTCTGAAAGGAGAAGATACGCCGATTGGCCAACACTCCGATATTCAAGCCGTCGTATGGGTAATAATAGCGATAGTCGCAATAGGCCTTATAGTAGCATCGGTATATTCGGCTATTTGAAACATCGCATTCTGCCGAACAGTTACTAAACGGAAGCCCTCGAAAGAGGGCTTTTTTAATTGTATAATTTCCTGTATATTGCACTGTCAAACTACCCTGATTATGAAAAAACTACTATTCCTGTTATGTGTTTCTGCACTTGTATTCGCCGGATGCAGTAAAGATGAGAAAGAACCGGAACCTGATCCCAATCCGGGGCCAACTTATTGCTATGAGTTTACAATCAGTACCACGTACAGTGTGGCAGGCGCTTCTGTGCCAGGTTACCCTTACACAGTCCGGACTAAAAGTAAGCAATGCGGATTGACAAAAGAAAGGGCCCAGGAGGTGGAGGATAGCTACGATTCTTTTAGTACGTCAAGAATTAACGGGGTTACGGTTCGTATTAAAGTTACAGCCAGTAAAAAAAGATTACGAAATTAAAGTTCGTAAATTATGCTTTTAGCCCGCTGATAGCGGGCTTTTTTATTACCTTCAAAAAATATTTTCATTTTTTTTCATTTTCGTTTGCACTAACGTCTCGCTCATTCTCTTTGTAAGAAAAGAGCGAACGTATGCCCTCACTTGGAGAGATCAAGATCACCAATAAAGCCGCCGAAGTCATTATCGACATCGAGGGAATCATCGGCATTCCTGAATGGTGGCAGTTCGACAACCCGGACGAGCGGGTTGCCACCTACGACAAGTTCAAAAAGTCGGTAGGAGAACTCAAAGACATCAAATCCCCGGCCATCACGGTTAATATTCGCTCTCTGGGCGGCAGCGTTAACGACGCTTTGCTGATCCACGACACCCTGTCGGGGCTCAAAGCCACCGTTACGACCAACTGCTACGGCTATGTGGCCTCTGCCGCTACCATCATCGCACAGGCCGCCTCGTCCGGACGGCGCAATATCTCGGAAAACTCCCTGTACCTGATCCACCGGGCCAGTGCCTACGCAGAGGGAAACTCCGCCGAGTTGGAGGAAGCCATCCGCATGCTGAACAAGACGGATGAGCTTATTGCGGGTATCTATGCGAACCGCTCCGGCAAGTCTGCCGAGGATTTCACCGCGCTGATGGATACGGGAGAATGGTTGACCCCCGAAGAGGCCAAAGAGGCGGGTTTGGTGGATAATATCACCAAGTCATCGGGCATCACGAACCTCGACGCTACTTCGATCCATAACCTGAAATTGCCGGATATTCCGGCGGACAAACAAATCAAAAACGACAATAACATGAAAATCAAAATGAAAGAGAGTTGGAAAGGGATTCTCAACTTCTTCGGACTGGAAAAGGACGCGGAGATGGAGATCACCGACGCCGAACTGGAACGCATCAACAACGAAATGGAGGCGCGGGACAAGAAGATTGCCGACCTGACGGATAATGCCGCCGGAAAAGACGCGGAGATCGCAAACCTGAAACAGTCGGTCACCGACAAGGATACCGAGATTGCGAAGCTCAAACAGCAGGTAACAGACAAGCAGTCCGAGATTGACAAACTCAAAGCCGCGCCGACGAAAACCAAAGACTGCGAAGACCCCGATCCTGCGGGTGAATCTCTCAAAGGCAATCTTTCTGCTTACGAAAACGACGTCAAAAACTTCAAATAAACCGAAATCATGTCAAAAGTTATTGCAAATCCCAAAACCTACACGGGGCAGGAGATCGAGACGATTTTCTTGCGTCCGTCTTTCAGCGGTCCCGGCGCACTCGACCTCGGTGTCCGAATGTTGTACAATATGCCGGTGCCTACCACGCTCAACTTCTGGAGCCGTAGCGACGACGTATTGAAGAAGTACCAGGGTGGCTTTCAGGGCGGAAGCATCGCCGACAAGTTCCAGAAAACGATCTCGCTGGAGAAGTTGAAAGTCGAGATGGCTTATTCGCCGGAGGACTACTTCGGTATGATCTACGAGAAGATCACCAATAGCGCGAACGTAAACCTGCAAGACCTTTCCGGTACCGAGCTTGAAGCTGCCGAAACCGCACTGCTGCGTGAGGCCATCGCCGAGAGCCTGCGTATCACGATGTGGCTCGGTGACAAGAGCCGCACCGAGGGAGGCAAAAAGTACAACACTTTCGACGGTTTTATCAAAAGGATCAAGACTGACATCGGCGCCGACACAAACGACATCAAGAAGTTTTCTCTCGAATCTATGGAAGCTCCCGACGCAGCCGAGACCCTGTTCAAAAAGATGTTCCGCGAAGCTCCGCTCGTGTTGCAGGAATCGAAAGACCAGGGTAACCTCGTCTACCTGGTCACTTCGGACGTGTACAACAACTACGAAGATTCACTGGACGACGTAGTACTGGAGACGGCCTACGCCGCCAAGCAGAACGGTCGTACAGGTCTTCGCTATCGGGGTATTCCAGTGATCGACGTAAAATTGTCGGGTATCCTGCCTGCACTTACCGACATGCCGCAGTCGTTCGTCATTCTCACGGATCGTCGCAACCTTGCAATGGCTGTCAATACAAACGATTTTCCGGGTTCGTCCGTGGATTTGTGGTACAGCAAAAACGACATCCAGAACCGCCAGCGGGCCGTATTCATGGCCGGGTGCGACTACCTGCTCCCGGAGCTGATCGTTGCGGCATTCCCCGCGGAAAATGAAGGCGCGTAAACAAACCATTTTTTAATCAATCAAATTTACCATGTCAATTCTTACAGGTTACACGAAAGTGTGCAAAAAGGCTTCGGGCGGTGTGCTGACCATCGGCCTGATCGAAAAGGAAAATTTCAAGGGTGCGACCCTCGATGCCGACAGTGACGCCTATTCGGCGATCACGCTCGCCGCTCAGTCAGCATTCAGCAAGTACGAGTTCCTCGAAGATGAGGCGGAGTTCAAGGAGGACACCAAGCGCGAGAACGGCTCGGTGGTCATCACCAAGTCACTCGTATTCAAGCTGCCGACGATGAACGCCGCCTCGCGCAAAGCCGTGCAGGAGATCATCGACGCTTCGTACTGCGGTCTGGTGGCCGTAGTGATTACCCCCAACGGCGATGCGTTCGTGGTGGGCTATGGCGAGGACGTGAAACTGGAACGTCCGCTGCGTATCTCACAGTCTACCGGCACGACGGGTAAAAAGTTCTCGGATGCCAATGGCGACGAAGTGACGCTGACCTGCGACCACACCGAGAAATCGCGCATTTACTCGGGTGACACGGACGCGCTGTTCACCGCAGCGCCGGGAGCGTAAATCTTCCCATCCATCATGTTGCATGAAAGGGAAGTCCCTGCGGCTTCCCTTTCTTTAAAAACCGAAACTATGGCAAAGAAATACAGCATTAGACCCGGCTATGAAAACGCCGAAATCGTGGCGGCGGTACCGCCCTACAAACGGACGGACGGGGCTCGGTTTGTCCTGTCCCGCTGTACACAAAAAGACCTGAAATACCTGCACGATGTAGTATTGTTCAAAGGGGTAAGCGTTTCGAGCGATGAGAAAGCAAAAACAGACGAACAAGACCGTTAAAGCCTTCGTGACCGAAAACCGGGTCGATCCGTTCGTTTCGATAGGCTCGACGATGGCCGCCACGGGCAACTGCTGGAGGTGGGGAACAGACAATATGTTTCCCTATGCCCTTGCCATCCTTGCACGGCGTTCGACGGCGCACCGGCGGATCATCAACGACAAAGCGGATTATATCTCCGGCAAAGGGTTTTCTTACGATGAAAACCGACCGGAGTTGGAAATGATCGTGGAGGCGGCCAACGGGACAGGCGAAACGCTGCGGCAGGTGCTCAACAAGCTGGCATTCGACAAAGCCCTGTTCGGGAATGCTTTTCTTGAAATCGTAACCAACCGCAAATGCTCGTTCGTCTCATTCTACCATCAGGATGCGACCAAATGCCGCCTGTCGAAAGACAAATCACACATTATCCTCTGCCACAACTGGCGGGAATACACACCGACGCAAGCGCCCATCTTGCCACTTTATCCTCAGTTCGACGAAGCCCCGGACGGTACGCTGCGCTCGATTATACACTACAAGGATTATGAGCCGATGTTCGAGAACTACGGCGTGCCGCCCTATATCGCCGGGTTGAATGTGTCGGCCATCGCCTACAAGACGGACAAATGGAATATCAGCCGTCTGGACAACTCGTTCCAGCTTTCGGGCGTGATGACCCTCGACAGCGATGTGAACAACGAGGAAGAGGCCAAACAGATCGCCGAAGCGGCACAAAATAAGTTTGCGGGGAAACCGGGGCAAGTATTGTTCCTGGTAAAAAACAGCGGAGGCGAGGACGGGTCGAAATTCATTCCGATCACTTCGTCGAACGAGGGAGACTGGCAGGCACTGCACGAGCAGTCTACAACAGATATTGTTGTTGCTCATTCGTGGTTCCGGTCACTGAGCGGATTGGACTGGACGTCGGGATTTAATTCTGACCGTATCCTGCATGAGTATGAAATCGCACTGAATACGGTGATCCTCGGCGAACAGGCCGAACTGATGGAGCCGATCCGGGAAGTATTGGAAAATATGGCCGGAATAGACACCTCATCGCTGCAAATCATCAACCGGCCCCCCATAACCCTGAAACCCTCGTACATGATGGTGTGGGAAGCACGCAAGGCCGACGGGCTGGATTACGACGAGAACGACCCGAAACAGCAGGTTTTCCTGGCAAACCTAAAACAGTCGAAAAATGGTACTGATAACGAGTAACGAGGTTATCGACCTGGCATTCTCCAGTGTGGAGCAGATCACGCCGGGGATTATCAAGGAGACGAAAATCGAGGCGGCGCAGGAGCGCTACATCCGTCCCGCGTTCGGCGAAATGTATGACGCGATGACCGAAGGGAGATATCCGGAGTTCGTAAACACTTACCTCAAACCGGCCCTCGCGTATTTTGTCCGGCACGACGTGATCCCGGAGGTATCGACACCGGTAGGCAACACCGGCGCGATGCTTCCTTATGCGAACCATGCGAATGCCGCAACGGACAAACAGCGGGAATTGGCGATGGATAGTGCGCTGAACAGTGCCAATGCTCTTTTGGGCAAAGCAATCCGGCATATCGAGGCGCACCGGGAGGATTTCCCGGAGTACAAACCATTGGTAAAATGCCCCTCGATCCGGGGCGGGATGATTCTTTAAGACATGGCAACGGGTAATAATTTCTATCAGGGAGAGACTATAACAGTCGGTTTCGCCGCATACGAAGACAATGCAGACGTACCGGTGGACATCACCGGGTACGACATTACAGCGATCCTGTACAACGCTTCGCGCGGACGTATTCTCACCATGAGTACGAACGAGGGCGGGTATCTGATCGTGAACCGCGAGGGAACCTCGGAACTGACCGTAACCGTTCCCGCTGCTTTTACCAGTAAAATATACCCCGGACTGCTCAAAATCGAAGTGAAACTAACAGAGCGGGAAACCGGGAAGGTAGCAATAGCAATGACCGATGTAATCTATTTGATGGGCTGTAAAATCGGAGGTATCAACCTATGAGGCTTGTGACGACATTCATACAAAATACGGAATCTACCGATCCCGATCTTTCGTACCTGAACCGCGCACGGTTCGTTTTGTCCGTGGCCGACGGACATGGTTCCGACGGTGTGGGTATTCTGGACGCGGTGATTCGTAACCGGCACCTATTCCTGTCAATGACTTCCGGCGCGGAGATCGACGCGGGGAGCGTATTTACGGAGGACGATTTACCGGTAGCTTCGGATTCCCGTCTCGGTATCGCCGCGTTCGACCCGGCCTATTTTTCCATATTGGCCGGGAAAGTGTCGCTACGTGGTGATTTGGATTTCGGGTTGAATGAAACGCAGCTTGCCGAATACCTGACCGCCAACAAATACGCGACGCAGGCATGGGTTGCCGCACAAGGATTCATCGGCAGCGACGGGTTGGCCCTGTACGCTACGAAGGAATGGGTGCTCGGACAGAATTTCGCCAAAGCATCGAGCATGGGCAATTATCTGCTGAAATCCGTCTGGGACGAGGTATTCGAGGTGACTACGGTTAACGGCGTGCGGGTATTGAACGTGAAGTTGGATATTGCGGGCCTCAAAGGCATCAGCGCTTACGGTCTGGGTTCCACCTTCGGCGGCGGCACGACCGGTTCCCTCGGAGAGTTGGTCAACGTCGGGCAGTGGGCCGACGCT